TGAATGTTCCAAGAAAATAAGTTCTACCTGTTGCACCGCCAACAAGAGTAGCATATTGATTTGTTCCAATGAGACCAGATGATTGAACTTGTTGCTCTCCTGCAACAAATCCTGCATTTGTTACTTGTCCAGTTGATGAACTTCTACGTTTTCCATCACCTATTCCAAGAATTCTTACATATGTTACATTATCAGCGCCTTTTAACCACTCATTTACGGCAATTGGACCAAGATGAGCACCGCCTGCAGCTGTACCGAAAATCTCAGTAAATTGTCCTTGATAGACGCTGAAATTGACTGGAACATATGCTGGACCAAAATCTGCTGTTCCAATGACTCCAGCAGGTATGCTAGTTGATGAAGCAGCTACCGGTTGCGATTGATCTATGACTGATATTGAAACTTTTGCACTACCCATCGTATATTTCCTCTATTTTAATTAGGCTTAAACAAACTCTACGCCAGAATTTGTTATAATGAAATCAATAGCAATGTATTCAACTGCTCTTGTTGGCACTATTGTGATTCTGCCATTTAATTTATTTTCGTCAATGCTTATTGCTGTGTTATTTGTCTCATTCATGACTACTCTGAATCCTTCAATGCCGCTTTGTGTTTGCACTGCAATTAATTCATTTTTAATATCAGATGAGAATCTTGTTCGTGTATCTACATTGTTAAGTTCAAATACGTAACGTAAGCCAATTTTTGAAATTCTACGTGAAAGTTCAATAACTAGACGAATAACATTAACTCTATCTAGCGCTGATTTGGAAATTTGCAAATCTTTTTGTCCGAAGATAACAAAACCTGCACCTGGAAATGTCGTAATTGGATTTATACGAGCATCATAAAGTTCATCTCTATCATTGCTAGTTAAGCGTGTTGCAAGTCCTGTGACGTTTGATAGAGATGCTCTATTAAATCCGGCAGGTGCATACCAGGGATAGCTTAATGCATCGTTTTGTGCAAGAGCGCCAAGAGCAACAACAGATGCTGGAACTCTAACACGACGTGTTCCACTTTTCGTATCAGTTGTGATAGTTACGTCTGGAAAATATGTTCCAGCATATCTATTGTTTATACTTCTTCCAGAGAATGAATTAATTGTTTTTGTAACGTCTGGTTGTGTAACTGTATCAAATATACGAGTATCATCATCATTGTATGCAGGTATATCCATTATGTAGAATGCAAGTGAATAATCTTTAACTTTTGTAGCCGCATAATCTGTGATTGATGAATCTCTAATTCCTGGAATTGTAAGTGTATTAATACGAGATGTTACCTTGCTTGTGAGTATATCGACAGCTGATTTATAAGAACTAACAGCAGAGTTTGATGCAGCAGAACCAAATACGTTTGCGCTTGTTGTCAAGCCAATATTATATGTTCCTGTTGCTTTTCCACCAACTTCTGATGATGTTGCTTTATCATTGAGAGCTGACATATCAGCATCAAGAATATTTGTTCCATCAAATCCGCCATAAAATACATTTGTAAATTTCATAAAATCTGTAAATCTATTAAATGGTGTTGCGTCATCTGCTACAAGTAGAGATGCAAATGTCATTCTATTAGCACCAAGTGTTGCATCATTAATTGTATAGTTTGTTACATTTGGAACGCCGTTTCTAATATATGCTGCTTCAAGCATGTGTTGATTTACTGTTCCTGTTATATTTGCTGTAATTGTTGTATTAAGATTTCCACCATCTACTAGCTGATTGTAGAGAGCAACACGTGACAATGTGAATCTATTGTTGCAGAAGACACCAGCACTTGAACCAGTTGTTAACATGTCAAGTTTTGAAATTCCTGCAAATTTTACAAAGTTATCAATTAGTTTTCCGCGTGCTCCTGCGTTTGGTTGAAGTTGTGTATCAATTCTTTCAAATTGAATACCCCAGAATCTTCTTGAATCAACTGTCTCTGAGTCGCCTGCTTGTCCAACATATGAAGCAGGCGATTTTACATTACCTGCTGTGACCTTAAATCTAAGCGGAACAGGAGGCAAAATTGATGCAGAATGACTTGTGACAGATCCAACAAGTGCAAGACGTCGTGGAGGCGCTCCAGTTGTTGCATCTGTTAAGTTGTCTGATGTTTTTAAGACTGGTAACCCTTCAAATCCAAATGGTAGTGAATTCTTTGGAATAAGTCCTTTTTCTAGATCTGCAGATCCAACGACTCTAACATATTTTGATTTATTTGAGAAAGATCCTGCTGATTGCAGACGACGCTCACTTGTGCTTACAGCATCAAAGTTAAAATAAAGATTCTTATTTCCAATTTTACGTAAAATAAAATTATTACTTGATGGGTTTAAGTCGCAGTTAGGAAATTGCTCTAGAATCTTAATATCTAAATCGTCATCAAGATAATCTCTAATTTGAACTGAGAATGTTCCGTATGGATTTGCAGGATCAACTGATCTACGAAGATTTGTTATTGACACTTTGACGTGCATATTTGTTGATGCGCCGTGTTCAATTGTTTCAAAGTAAAATAAATCTTTAGCAGATAGTCCCATTGGCTGACTAATGAACATACTTGTTCTAGCAGCACTATATCTTGTGTTGAATTTGCCAAATGCAGTATTGAAAGAAAATGTAGAATTTCCTGATGCTACTGATGTATTTGATGAACCAGATACAATAGCAATTGATCCTGCATCAATTGATGCACTTGCAAGTAGCATATCTACTGGAAAGTGTGAATAAAGTAAGTGTTCTGATTGCTGAAATAGCAATGGTGATGTATTTAATATTTTAGAAATATAATTGTTGCTATCTGGATCAAGTGATGCAGTATAAATCTTTATTCCAGTTTGTCCATCTGCTGTTCCGTAACCAGGTGATGAACTTGAAATAACTAATTTGAATGTGCTGGTTGAACCAATTGTTGCAATGTCATCTGCCACATTTGCAACTGAATATGCTTGACTCTCATTAAGAATCTGTACACGCGTACCTGATGCAAGCAACAATACGCCTCTAACAAGATTTACGTGCGTATTGTCACCAGATGCTTGTGGAAAACTATCATTCTGGACAAATATTGGATACGACTCATCAACTAGATCGTTTACGGCGTGCTTTGCTGTAATAAACTGAACGCAGCCTTTACCTCTTAGATCATCTACGAATGCTGTTGATCCAGTGATTGCAAAACCTGCTGCCTTAACTGTTCCATTTGTTGTTGTTGTTGTAATTTCTGATGATAGTGAATTTGCGCCTGCACCTAAAACTCTAACGAATATTAATTCTTGACCGTTTTTAAAATATTCTTGTGCAGCGTAATACGCAGGTGATCTATCAGTTCCTGCATCACCAAACACTCTTGTAAAGTCGCTAAGAGATGTCAATCTTGTAGGTATGAATGCAGGGCCGTATGGCGATGTTCCAACAAGGCCTGCTGGCGTTTCTGATGGGACTGTTTGTGCATTGCCAGAGAGATCAATCTCTGCTTCAAAAAATCCTGGTGACCTATAAGTTACTTCTGCCATGTTGTCTCCACATTATTATACAAAATAAATATCATGCAAAACATGCTCTAACTTTAGCTTTGCTGTTCTATTTTCTTAACTATTCTACCATATTCAATTGATTCACCTGCTTTTGGATCTCTATAAACTAAATTTTCATATTTTTTCTTGCCGCTTGTTTCTATTACAGTTTGAAGAGATGATTCTGAACGTGATTGATTTGTAGTTCCATCATCATTTATAAGATTAACATCAGATAGAATAAATTCTCTAATTGCAGCTTCTGATCCAGGAATTATAGGTTTTTCATTGACATCTTGATTTATTTGATTAATTTCAAAATTAATTGTTGGTGCACTTTGAAAACTTCTAAATGGCGTTCCAAGGCCGGGATGTTTTGGTGCCAAGATATATGCAGGAACGCGAATATCAAATGAACACTTGACAATTCTTTCATCACCTGAATACTCTTCAAAATTATCATTTGACGTAAATGAACCTTGCAAAAATGCTGTAAATTTATAACCTTTATCTGTTGTCATTTGAAATTCACGTCCAATTCCTGTCGTTTTAATAAGCATTGTTTCTAGCATTTGGTTCATTTGTTGCATATACTGACACCAAAAAACAACGTTATAGTTGACTTGAATAAAGATTGGATATGGAATTGTAATAATTTCGTAAATATTATTATTAAGATTATCGTCTATTGGAAATGCTAATTTTCCACCGCTTCCAAATGAAATTCCTGTTCCATTTCTACGAGAAGCAAATTTATCAGGAATATTTGAATTACCTGGGCTGATATCATTAAGCAAAAAGTTTGCACGTGATGACACATTTGATTGATTTTTTATGCTTAATTTATTAATAATATTTTGATAGTCACGATCTGTTTCTGCAAGACGCTTTCTAATAACATAATCAGTCGTCTGTCTAAATGAAATTGGCGTTCCGCCTGCGTCTGTTTCTGTTTTATAGCCTATCGCGCCTCGCTTTATTGCAATAACAGGAAGAATAAGCGCATTATTTTTATCTCTAATTGGTCTTTGTCTGCGAGTCAGTGCAAAACGTTCTCCTGCAGCAAAGACAACAGGAACTCTAGTTGTTTGTTCTTTTGCTGTAACTTCAAATGCTAAAATTTTATCATATAAATTAAATACTGCTCTATCGACATCTTCAATTCCGCACGAAGGAATTTCATAATTAGGAACATTAAATCCCTCATATCCTTTTTTTATAGATTCTTTAGCTGGCATGATTATGACTCATCATAGAATGATGAACCTGCGCCAGTGCTATCACCGCTTGGTGAAACTTCTGCAGGTGCTGATATTGGTGTAGTAAGAACTCCATTCTTCTGAAGTGCTCTGACGTCACCCGTCTTTCCTTGTTTGTTTGATTCATATCCTCGCTGTTGAACGAATGTATCTTGCACTGCGTCTTCGTCTGAGTAACGCTCTGATGTTGGGCCGAATATCTTCGAAAGAAACTGTCCTTTTCTTGATTGCTTTCCAGTAATTGTAATAAAACTTTTATGTTCAATTTGTCCAAATATTGTTTCTGTTGCAGGCGATTTAATGACTTCAAAAAATGTTGTGCCGTATGAAAAAAAGTCACCTTCCATTACTTCTATTCCCTTATCAATCATGTCTCGTTCATGAACATAACATTCAATTGAATATATTTCTTCTGATCCGAATCTGTTTGTCTTGACATCTTGTGGTGAATATTTGACAAGGCACTCAAGTTCAAGTGGATCTTCAAAAATCTTTTCAACTGCTTCTTCATAGACGTCATGAATTTGAGTTTTTGTTTCATTTATTGAGAAGTAATAAATTTTTTGACCAATCACATCTTTGACAAGCTCTTTCGTTAAATCACTTATGAAATTAATTTCTCGTTCTGTTATGAATAATCTTCCCATGATTTACTTTTTATCCTGTTGTTATTGCACGTCCATTCGGAATGGGTATTTTTGAAAGTTGTTTTGTTATATTTTCTGCCCTTGCTGCTGATGATTCAAGTAGTTTATCATATGTCATTGTGTCAAGCATCGTTCTTAGACTTGTGATTAGCTCTTTTTTATCTTCGCGTCCTTTTGAAGTAAGATCAGATCCATTTAAAGTTACATTTCCTCCTGGGATTGGTAATGTTCCAAATTTATTTCTTATCATACCTAGCTGTTCCATACTG